AATCCTTTTGAGTACATAGTTGATTATCATGATAAATGGTATTCATGGAATAACCTTTTACCTACATCTTTTACACGAGGACTGGCTAGTACATACTTAGGACAACAATTTATTAAAGCAAGCATTCGTAAATCCACTTACAGGCAACTGCAACTTACATGTGTAGGATCAGCTTTAGCCATTTTACCTTGTATGTTTTATTATCGAAAGTCCCTCCCTAGAGGGAGTTACCCTGTAGGTTTTGCTACTATTGGTGCATTAAGTATTACATCTGCGCATTTACAATATAATTATCTTTCTGCTCGTTTTACATATCAGGCTTTACCACAACATAAGTTTGAAGCACAGGCAGAAAAGGCGTTCAAGTTGTCCAAGTATGATGAGATGGAATGTGCCTATATTTTTAAATGGGCTCTCAATGCTATAACAATAGCTTCGTTGGCTTCTGTTGCCTTAGCTGTATATACAAGTTATAATGCTGTTCCGTGTGAATCACATAGTTTGTCTCCTGCTAATGAGGAGGAGTTTAATAGTCGAAATAAGTCCTGGAATTTTTGGACAATGCCCTTCATGCGTACTACTGTTGCCCCTTCGCCCAAAACTACCATTCACCTAGAAAATACTATAAGTAAAAATTTGGTCCACATTTCCTTTGACCATGGGGAAGGTACTAAGGTATCATGTTGTAATGCTATATGGTTGCGAACCGATGAATTGATGTTACCCAAACATATTTTTCATCCTAATTTCGACGTCTTTTTACCTATTAAGGAGTCCATTCGTTTCAAATTGACAAAATCTGCGGTAATAGACCCTAAAAATCCACAATGTGGATCAAAGTATGTTAATTGGAAGGTAGCTCCTAGTTGTGACATTAGAGAGTTGTGTCCTGATTGGGCAGTTCTTAAGACATATAGTCTGTCAGGGTCCATGAGGGACCTTACTAGACCTGATGGTAGTGGTAATTATTATTTTTCGAAGAAGGATGACCTAATATCACGTAAGTTAGTGTCTACTCTATATCGAACGCAATTAGGAACCATTGATAAAGGTACAGCTCAAGTTGCCGAATTTGGTATCGTAAATATACAGACGGAAGTAGCGAAAGGCATTTTTCCTATGTATTCAGCCACTATGACTCCCACGGAAAGGGAGTGGAAGGGTGGCGATTGCGGTACGGTACTAATAGATCGAGCAACGAAATGTCCTACGATTGTTGGTTTTCACTTGTATGGTAAGACTTCAAGTAGTGTATCCACTGGTATTTCTTATGCTATAACGTTAGAGGATATACAAAAGTTTGTCTCATCTGATCCTGATAGTTATAAAGCACATTGTATATGTGATGTCCCAGTAGAGATTAATGGATTACATTTGGATATTTCTCAGGAACAACCCCTACACAGTCCTGCCAAGTATGTAAAGGGGAACTATGACGTTTTAGGTTATATAAAGGGATGTAATCATTATTCTACGAATTTGAAGAAGACACAATTGTACGATAAGGTGAGTACTAAGTTTTCCCTAGAATATTCTCCACCAGATTTTAAAAACTTTAAACCATTTGATGATTTTTTACACGATTGTAGCAATCATAATAATTACTTATCACACAGTTTATTGAAGCGTTGTAGGGAGGATTACTTGTCTGATCTAAAAAGGTGTGCTGACAGCGCTCAGTACATGAAACAGTATATAAAGCCTCTGACTAACTCACAGATCATAAATGGCATTCCTGGAATAAAATTTTTAGATAGGATGAAAAATACCTCTGCTATGGGATTTCCTTATAAGGGTAAACGAAGTACGTATTTGCGCATAGTTTCCGAGGACGCCGAAGGATGTGTGATGGATTGGAAAGACTCTAGTATATGGACTGAGTTTGAACGCTTACATGACGTTTATCGATCTGGTGACACAATAGCTCACCCATTTAAATCTTCTTTAAAAGACGAAATTCGATCTAATAAAAAATTGAAACCTAGGGTTTTTCAAGCTGCTCCGCTATTTTTACAATTATTTATTCGTAAATATTTTTTACCTTTAGCAGTCTTTTTGAGCAACTTTCCCATTTCTTCTGAGTGCGCTGTTGGCATTAATCCAATGTCTACTGAGTGGGATGAAATGATGGGATATGTAGAATCCTTTGGTTCCGATACATTATTTGCTGGTGATTATTCCAAG